AGCTCGTCAACGTCCTCCGGTATACGCCTCACATACTCCCGCTCATTCTCAAGCAGCGTACTCACCTCTTGCAGGATCGTTTCGAGTAGCGTGGTTACGCGGAAGAGGTCTACCCGCCCCGCGTCATTCATTGCCTGGTTCCTTCCCGCCAAGGGGCTTTTCGCCCTGTGCCAGAAGTCGCGCAAGAATGCCCAGAGCAGCGACCACACCGACAACCGCGGATGCCACCCCCTCGGGCAGGACCGCAGCGCCATACGTACGCAAAATCGACTCACAGCCCGAGAGAATCGCAACGACGAGCATGAATTTGATACTCCACGCTTTCTGCAGTACCTCGGTCCAGTCTGGTAGTAATTTCATAGCTCTATCCCATCTTCGTTTCGTTGATCAAAATAGTCGCGCACTGCGTCCCGTAGCTCCGGCTTGTTTCCAGAAAACTGCCACAACCCTTGAGCATCCCGCATGATGTCTTCCTGCCAGTCAAATTTGTGCTTGGTCAGTATCTGCCACCGATCGACATACCGGCGATCGCGCTTGCTTCCGTGCCAATAATGCAACAACAGCCCGGGGACATAGCCGATATTTTGGTTAAAAGCTATCCGGGCGCGAGACTGCCAACGACGCCAGTAGTCGTAGTAGGAGGACGGCATGCTGCCGTGAATCGACTCGTCAACACGACCGATCAGCGCACAGGCCATGTGGTGATCGCCGCTTCCCAAAATGCCGATATCCCCGAGTAACCCGGCTTCACTCAACGCACCCCTGCGTGCCGCCCATGCGTAGCCGGGGTGCCACTGGTGCCCGCCTGCTGCGTATCTTCCGCGCTTTGAATTGACGATACGAGGGAACGGTGCCCCGGTACGGTACGAGTAGCAAAACCCTTGGAACGCCTGAAGCGGCTCCATCCTTGGCCCCACGTCCTGCGCATGGCTAAACATCTGGACAATGCTGTATGCCTGTAGTTGGTGCAGGGTTTCATACACCCAGTCTGGTCTGGCGAAGGTGACATCGGCATCGATCCACGCAACGTACTCCCAGTCCGGTGGCAAGCTGCGCACCCCGATGTTGATCAGGTTTTCTTTGTGCCAGAGCTGGTCAGGGCTACGTAGCATTACGTTGCCTGTCCCCGGAGTTGTGACCTCGAAGTGCCGGTCGCGTAGTGCAAGCTCGACGGTGTGCAAGATAGCTCCGGAGTCTTTTACGTACTTGGCGAAGGAGCGGTACAGCTCGTACCGGGTACGGAACCGCCCCGGATTGCTGATTACTGCGATGACATGCAGTGGAGCCGAAATTGGCTGGACATGAATCTTGTGTATCGCCGGGTCAACGCAGATCTGTTGGGCGGCGTGTGCTTCGGGAGTGGTAATAATCACGGCTAGGAAACCAACATCTTTTTGAGCGAGACGTACGCCCCGAGGATAGCGGCACCGATGCCGACCAGCCATGCCGTTACCCTGCCCATAAGCTTGCTGCCTTTATAAAAGGAGACGATGTCGTCTATGGAGTCTTTTATCTCGCCCTCTCTGGCTATGTGCGCGCTAACATCTGACCGAAGTGTCTTGACCTCGGTCGCCATCTCCTTAACCGAGGTCTTTATCGCCTCTAGCGATAAATCCTGATGGTTCAGTCGGAGGAGCACAGTAAGAAGATGGTTGTCTTCCAGTGCGCTCGGGTCGTGTTCTGTCACCGGATTTCCAATACCGAATTCTGTCCGCGCCCTTCAGCTACTTCCAGCTTGGCAAGAATAACGCCAACGAAAGGCTTACTTGGAACGACACCGCTGCGATAACGCACTCCACCAAGCACGATGTCGCAGCGATCATCAAATCCGATCCATCCTGCGCCAGCTGCGTTGGGAAGTATGTCTCCATGGGCGTGGCTGTACTGTGTTGTGATCGGATACGTTCCAGACTGTAGATCATTGCGTCCATTTCCGGTTCCCGCCTTGCAAAAGTACACGTTGTCGATGTATAGATTGCCGCCCTCTATTCGTAGTCGCACGGGACTCAATCTATGATGATGTCGTTGAGTTCCTGCAAGGCACCGGCGGGCACCGGCTTCGCAGCTGCCTTGGCTTTCAGCTTGCGGGGAGCAACGACGGGCGCTTCGAATTCGCTGAGAATCTTCGCGCCTTCTGCGGTAATATCGAAGCCGCCGCCACCATGGCACAGGCCAACCATGATGTGCTTGCCGCGGAACACGAGGATGCCGCCGGGAACTGGTTGTGCTTCATCGCCGAGAGCTGCCATTACTTCGCCGTACGTCCAAGACATTTTCTTCTCCTGATGTGAAAACGGGGAGCCGTAGCTCCCCGTCATTGTACTGCAGATTACGAGGCTGCAGCGATGCTGTTGTCGACGACCCACGTCAGACCGTCGGTCGAGACGCAGGTGAAGGTTGCACCGGTTTGCGTGGCGACGCCGCGCTGGCCCGTGGTAACCGTACCGCCGTTGATGGTGCCTCCGGTAGGTGGATAAACGTCGACGGTCACCGTAGCAACCGTGTTGACGATGGTGATCTCCGCACCTTGCCCCATACCCGCGGGGAGGATGAGGCTATCCCCGGTAGTGGCGCAGACAGTGACGGTATTGAAGCGCCCCGAAGCGGTGTTAGCCTCAAGCGTGGGAGCAGCACCGCCAGCCAGCGCGGTGATGGTGCCCTTGCAGAAGTAGTCGCCTGCATAGGCCGTCTGTTGAATCTTGGAACCTGCCATGATGTTTTCTCCTGAAAAGAGTAAAGCAGGGGGCCGAAGCCCCCCAGTGCTTAGTAGACGACGGCGATGGCCAGCGCTTCGGGTTTGACAACCTTCGTGCCATAGACCTGCAGGCCGCGCACCAGATCGCCGAAATCGGTCGGGTTACGAACGGTTTCGGTCTTGGTGAATTGCGAAGCGAAGGTGATGGCAGACTTGTGGCCGGCGATCAGGACGCGACGCTTGTTGGCATTGGTCGTGGCAACCGTGGTGCTCTGAGAACCGTCGCCGGAAACCCAGAGGGTGGCGTTGGCACCGACGCGCGGCAGGTTGTTCGACACATACACGTTGAAACGGTCGATTTCACCGATCAGGCCCGAGCGAATCATGGACTTGCTGTCACCCATGAACTGCGCTTGCGCGAGGTTCGAGGACATCAAATCCTGACGGGTCTGCGGGTCGATGATCAAAAAGCGATCACCTTCGGGCATGTTCTGCTCGTCCAGCACGCCGGACATCTTGGTCAGCAAAGCCAGCGAAGAACCGCCGGTGATCTGGACTGGAGAGCCTTCGGTGCCGAGGTTGTACGCGCCAGAGTTCTTGCCGGCGGTAGCGCCCTTGTTTGCGGCAGCGCCGTTCAGGAACGTGTCGTAGAAGCAGTTCGAGTCAACAGCGACCTTCATCTGCATACCGGCGTCGTTCGAGAACATGTCCAGAAGCTTCGGCTGGGACTGCATGGCCAGCAGGTCGTTGAGCTGGAATGCGAAGCTCTTGCCCTTGTCGATGGTCAGCTCGATGGTACCCGGAGTCGGAGCCTGATAAGTCAGACCTTGGCCGACGACGTAGTTCGAGATCGCGATATCCGGAATGTTCTGGATCACGACCTTGTCGCCGATGTTACTGATGTCGCCTTCCCAATTGGTGTTAGAGACGGCAGCAAACGTCGACGCGGTGTAGAACTTGGCGTTGAGTTTGCTCGACCAGATGGTCGGGATGAAGGTGCCGGAGTATGCCGGCGAGGTGTTGAACGGGGAGCCTACGGGATAGACTGCACCAGCGGTAATGGTAGCCATGAGCTAGTTCTCCTAGAAATGTACGTCGTTCATGGCCCCTGATAGCATCAGAATCGCACGCGTCCTTCGGCCAGCGCGGTCTCAGCCTCGGCAATCAGCGCTTCATAGTCTGCGCGCTCCATGCGTTGTCCGTTGCGGTGGTCGAGGGCATCAGCGTATTCCTTACCCGTCCAGATGCGCGAGGCACCGTCGGCGTGGGGCGTGGACGATCTGCTGCTGCTCGGGGCAACTTGACTATTGAGGTTGGGCTTTGCTCTGGTGGTGGCGGCTTTGCCAATACCGATGGAGTCCTTGAACGCAGCGAGCTGCTCCACGACCACACCGGAGTCAAAACGGTTCAGCGCATCGTTGGCCACCGCGCGGCGGGTGAACCGCGTCCCCGGAATATTGCTATCCAAGAAGGCGTCCCAGCGGGCGTCTGCGTTGACTGTGTCGAAGTCAGGGTGCGCAGAACGGATCGCATCCCAGAACTTATCCGTTTCGGACCTGACAGCTTGCTGCTCGGCGCGCTCGGCTTTCGCCGCGACGTCGCCGTAGCGCTTGTCGAGATTGGCTGTGAACGCCTCGGAGAGAGTCTTGAACTCCTCGCGGGCGGCACGGCGCACCATGTCCACCAAATCGTCACCGTATGCCTCAATGTCGGCATCTGTAACGAGCTTCGCATCGGGTGGAGTTTCCTTCGTTTTGGATTCCAGCGCCGCTAGGGCACGGTCCAACTGCTCGGAAAGCGTCCGGTTCTGTTCGATAAGCCTTGGCACCTCTGCCTTATACTTACCCTCCATCACTCGGAAGCGTTGCTCCAGCACCGAATACTCGGGCTGCGTCACTTGAGTTTCTTGCGCCGGGGGTTCTACCAACTGCAAGTTCGGCTGCGGGGCTTCGGGCGCGGCTTCCGGGTTCCCGTCTTGGGGAGCGGCAGCGGCGTCCAGCTCGGCCTGCAGTGCTTCTGCTTGGTCTAGTTGGGCTTGAATCTGCTTGGGCAATGCACTCACAAAGTTCTCCTTTTCGTGCCGAACTACGCTTGGCAAGCTATTTCTAGGGTTTGCGTCACGCTACGGGCTACTACTCATTAAGCGGCTTACGCCGCACCTATTTTGGAGGCCAGAGCAGAAGCCTGCTCCAGTTCCTCCAGTAAATCATTGAGCTGCTGAATCCGCCCTTGATACTGGCGAAACACGGACTCAGAAGCTACTACGTCATTGACTACGCGGTACTTGTCACGCAGCGCGGTCAAGTGTTTTTTGTACGGACTGAACTCTTCCAGCCCGTTCAGTTTCATCTGGCATGCGACGAGCGCACGGTCAGCAGCCACGGCCCACCTTCTTAACAACGCCGCCCTTGGCGAACGGAGCCGCCTTGGCGAACGGGTTGCCCTTCGGCGCGGACGCAACGCCCTTGCCCTTCGGCGAGATGCCGCCGCGCGCTTGGCGCGTATCCAGCTTCTCTTCTGCCTTGGACCCCTCCTTCATGCCACGGGGTTCCTTATCGGCCTTGCTACGTTCGAACGGGTTGGTTGCCATAAATCCTCCTGATAGGATACTACGTTATAGATATGCTACTACGATGTCAAGTTCCGTGGGGGTTACGTCGGAATTTCCGACACGGTCCCCTGCTTATCGCTCTGGTAGTGAATGTCGAACTCCCACAGGCGCGCGTCGGCCCCGTAGTTGTCACCAGCGGCTCCGGTGTTGCGGCGAATCTGCCGCGCGATCATCGTGGACTCCTTGTGCCCGGTCATGTCGAGCGCCGGAAACGAGTCGAGCGCGTGCTTACCCGCTGTATTCGAGTCTGAAACGCGAGAAGTAGCTGCCGCCCAAGCAGAGTACGCTCCGAACGTACCACCAACGTCGCACACAGCGTAGCACCACTCCCACACAATACCGCCAGAGGCAGAAGTAGTTTTGCTCCAGTGAACGTGTGGATGTATCTCGGTTCCGCGTTCCCACGCGTGAGGCATCTGGGCGACGCCAGCGATGACGTTGACCTGCGCATCGGAAAACAGCAGCGTACCCGGAAAAGTTGTGCTGTCGACCGTTGGTGGCGCGGCAGCGCCGGCGGGGTTGATCCCCTGCGCCGGGAAGCGCAGGTCGTCCCATACGGGGTACGTCGTCATAAGCGGGAGAGCGCGACTTTCTGCGTGAAGCGCGACGAAATCACCGGCGTCATCGACTTCCATGTGTATCTGGTCATTGATGGGGAATGTAGTCGACATCGCGGTCTCCTTTACTTGTTAATGCAACAGGCGTAACTGCGCTATAGATATGATGCTGCGGCGTCAAGTTAACGCAAAAAGTAGCCCCGGTTGGTCAATGGGGTTTGGGGTGGTTGTGTAGGTCATCTGTCGTCACAAACTGTTTTCAGAACATCCCGTTAATATCGCTGATGACAGGGGACGAAATTCTGTACGTAGCCATGCCATTGACGTAGATTGTGAAGAAGTACGGGAGCATAGTGGAAAGAGACCCGTGCGTGGCGATACCACGTGGAGGCTCGGTTCCATTGACAGGAGTGCCGAATAGTGTATCACGAGCATTTAATGTCGATCCATTCGATACGATTATCCCACCCTGATTCGGGCTTGATGCGCTCTCATATGGACTTTGCAAAATGAGCTTTCCATCAACCGCGCTGGCGACATTGAAATATTGCGATTTTCCAGCGTAAGCCGCTGTCGCCTTGATTTTTGCGTTAATCGCAGCGGCGGCTTCCCATGCCAACACCGCAGACGAAGAGCTAGCTCCGGACGAACAATCGATGTCGCCGGTGCTACCAATTCCGTCGATATTGATCTGGATGTTCTTGTTCGTACTCAAATCGAACGGGCCAGCAATGCGCCCCTTGATGTAGGCAGGCTTTCGCTTCGGCAAAGGGGTTGTAAACTCGGCGTTCATGTAACGGTGGCTGCCTAGTGTCTTTCCGGCATATTCCGGCGAAACGATATAAACGCCTTGAGCGCCAGGAACTGTTGCCGATACTTCATTCAGGTATTCGTATCCGTAGGCAGGGGCGAGAGCTATAGATACCCCACCGTTGTCATTAGTCCACGCGATTGTTTCTACCGTAATGCTAACGTGATAAGTCGCCCCCGGATTCAACCATACCATTGTGCGAAGGTGCTTGCCGTTAGCTATATAGCTGGCGTTTGTAAGCGTCAAGACACCATCAGCATCGACTGTTAGACTTGATATATTCGGCGTTTTGAAATGCCAACCGGGGACAGCGCGGCCATAATCATCCAGGCCAACCAACGACTCCCCGGAGTTTTTCCACTTTGGATTAAAAATCCGGTTGCGTGGCGCAGGCATTGATTTGCGCGCAGTGAAAAACCCTTGGTGCGTCATCACATTGAGTGACCGGGAATCGACAGCGGCTTTCACGTTCGCCAGATACCCGAGCATCTTTGTTTCGCTCTGGTGGCTGGTGCTTTGCGCGTCACTCTGCGGCACGAAGGTTCGTCCGCTTGCTCCATCCTCCTTGATCATGTGGGTGAACATCGCACACACGAATCCCGGAGATGATTCCAGCGCAGGAATGACAGCGGCCGTTTGAGCATTCGTCGCGTTCGTCGTTTCATACGAGAATATTGGAACGGTCCATGCCACATCCACAGGCACCGCTCCGGGTGCTATAGTGCTAAGTACAGCCGAGCATCGGGCCAAATTCGTGAATTCCGATATTTGTGCAACTACTTGTGCCCAAGCACCGCCGCCGACATCGGAGAAGTTTTTCATTGCAACGCCGTGGGAGGCAGCAACGGTTTTAGCTTTTTGCAGCATCTTGCGCCACAACGTGGAAATCGGCAGTCCAGCGGATAGCCACACATATCTGTGATGACAATCCTGAAAATCGCCGGCCAGCAGGTTCCCGGATGTTGCTTCGCTTCCGGAACAGTATTGCGGATACGTCGCGGCGTTATCGATGACATTGCATTCCCACGCGCCTGATTCAAGCGCGTTGATTACGGTGGACACCTTCGTGAGCGTGTTGTAGCTGGCACTTGCAAATTGATACTCTGCGACAAGGCAACCATCTCCGAACAACTGAATGTACGTTCCAAGGAGGCTCTTCACCATCGCTGTCTTGTAGGTCGACCCCTTGTAGCGGATCAGCAAGCCGCCTGATAGTGCAAGATACTTCGTGCCGGCTTTGACATCGACGCCGGGAGAAGCAAGGATGAGCATGTCTGCGCTTCTTTCCGTGCCGTCGAGTTCGTCTTCTGCGACCATAGACCACTTACCGCCGCCCCCGAGGGCATTGACCGCTGCAACAAGTTCCGCAACCGTGTCATAGCTCGCGTTCGTCAGATCGAACGTGTTGTCGACTGAATCTACGAGATGTAGCGTCCTCGGCGAATCGGTTACATGCGCCGTCGCCGTGGCGTTTGGGCCCCAATAGTTGATCTGTACCCCTGTGCACACCCTGGCCATATTTTGCAGATGCCTGTTCGCATGGTTCGTAATCTCTACCCCGTTTGCTTGCAGCGCGGCGATTTCTGCCCAACTCATGTTGCCATTTCCGGTCAATGCACCGGGAGATACATTTGTCCCCTCCTTCGTGTTGGTCGTTAGGCAATATGGAAACAGCCCATAATCCCGGAACCACTGGTCTACAGAGTCATAGCCGGCTTTTCCGCCAAGCTGGCTGTATGGGTGGTCCCAAGTGAATAACAGTGTAGGCCGGTCATGCCCAAAAAATCCAGGCGTATTCGACGGATACTTGACCCCTGTGACAGGATCAGTCGTCGCCGTGACAAGCGGGAGGAGCCGGCCTTCTGCCCGCAGCGCGGTAAAAGTGCCGGTGTCGTCGACTTCCATGAACAGTTGGTCATTGACTGGGATCGTAGTAGCCACAATGGTTTCCTTTACTTGTTAATGCAACAGACGCAGTTTGTATAGCGTGGTGGCGTACAGTCCGCAGATTTCATCAAGGGTGTTCTCCAACGGGCGGTCACACATCTTCTTGCCAAACGCCGTACGGAGGGTCTCGATCTTGTCGAGGTGCTTCTCCAGCACAACATCAATCGCCCCGGAGAGCGGGGTGCCGTACGGGATGTCGTCCATGCGCCCGTAGGTGCCTTGGTACATTTCCGCGAAGCTGTCCGCCAGCTCGATCACGGCCTCGTAGAAGCCTCCGAGCGCCATGTGCTGCTCGTAACTCTTGGTCAGGAGGTGGGCGCGGTGCGCCTGTTCGCGGGACAGGAACAGGACGGATACGATTTCTGCGGCTTGTTTCATGCTGGTGGTCCCATGTTGTCCGTGACCGGCTCACCAGTCATGAGCTGCTGCTTGTTCTGCTGCGGGTTAGCGGCCTGTCGCGCACCGGTGCCCGGAGGACCCCCCTCGACTGGCGGCGGGGCCATGCCCTGCTGCATCTGCGTCTCCATCTGCTTGAGCTGGAGCGCTTCGGTGGAAGGCACGATGACGTCAGCGTCCATGTCGAGCATCTTGGCCTGCTCGTGGAGCAACGCCGCGATGCCTTCCATCCCGACGATCTGCTGGACGATTGGACTGTTGAGCACCACCTGCAGGAACTCGTTTCGGCGAACCTGCGCAGCATCCTTGACTACGAGGCTGTTGGCTCCGCGTGCAACGATGTTGACGTCGCCCTTGAGGTCCGGGTCGTCGGCATACTGCATATTATAGAAGTACAGACGCTCGATCAGCGGCTTGGTGACGTAGGTGTCGATGTTGAAGATCACCTGCTTGATCGTCTTGCCGGCGTTGCTCATCAGCATGGACATGCCGGAGGCCGTACGCCCTGCGCCGCCGATGCCGGCGTTGTCACCTGTGATGTACCGTGGGATGCCTGTATCCTCATCGGCGCGCATCGAGAACTTGTCGAAGATCGCCATCAGCTCGCCAGACATGCTCTGCGGCTGGAAGAACTCCATCGGCTTCGCGGCGCTGCCCATCGGGTCGTTGGTGAACTGCCAGATTTTCCACGGGAACATCTGCGTCAGGTCTTCTCCCGGCGGCAGTCGGTCGATATTGACACCGACCTGCGGGCCGGAGGCGATACCCATGTTGTTCGCCATCGCTCGGGCGGCGTAGTTGCACATGTTCTGACAGTCGCGCATGAGGTCGGGCGGTGCGTTACCCCACCACGCGCCGGGAATCTCCTCGAAGCACGCCTTGAAATACGGCTTGCGGTGGAACGGGTCGTAGTTGAGTATGGCTTTGATGACCCAGCGGCCGATCAGCCACACCTCGCAGTGGTACTCCTTGGATGGGTCCAACGCCTCGCCCCGATCTTCGGTCATGCCCCACTCGATGAGCATCTTGCCCTGTACCGCTCCCCAGAACTGGATCGCGTCGATCTCCGCCTCGGGGTTACTCATCACGGCACTGACTGACTTGCCCTCGGCCTGCGCCTTGGATGAGTCGACTGCCAGCCAGTCGCGCAGTCCGCCGCGCCCGTACTCGTCGAGCACCGCCTTGATCGCCCCATCGTCGTATCCATCAACGCCGATCAGCTCGGACAGGGAGGTGCGGGTCAGCCGGTGCCGTTCGATCAGGTCTCCGTCATCGGGATGGGTGCTGTTCGATGCCGGGTACAGGTTGAACGGGTCAACCCGCGCCCACGTCGGGACTATCTCGTCGACAACCACCGGCTCGAACTCGCCGACCGTGGTTTCCTTCCACACCATTCTGGGCCTGCGCCGCAGCGTCGGCCCCTTGATGCAAGCTGCCGGGAAGGTCACGATGTCGTCGACGAACTCGGCGAAGGCTCTGGAAAACCCACCCTCTTCGAGCTGGTCCTCCATCTTCATCTCCATCCGGCCAGCGGCTTCCTTCGCCATGTCCTTGATCTCGACCATCATGGTCGATTTGACCTGCTCGATCAGTTCTCTGGCCATCTGCTCGGTGAGCGGCGCGCCGATCATGGCCTCGACCCGCATCGCCTTCTGGTTCGCTGCGTTGTACACGGCGCTGTGCAGGTTTGGCGGGAGGTCTGGCAGCGGTGTGGGGTCGATCATCCACGGCTTCTCGTCCTTCGCCCCCATCAAGGTATCGCGTAGCCAAGCACTGGCGGCCCGGCATTTATTGCTCGTGATCATCATGTAGACTTCCGAGCCGCCGGTCTTCTTGATGTCGGCCAGTAGGTCCGGCTCGTAGTTCCCCCGGCGTTGCCGCAGGTTTGTCAGCAGCCGCTGCTCAACGGTTTGCTGTTTGGCGACTCGCGCCGACTCCCACACTTTCTTGACGTGCCCGGCAAGAGACTGGATGCCCGGCTGCTGCTGCCGCAGCTCCGCTTCGCGTTTCTCGTCCTCGAGGATGTCCCGCAGTGAGCGGGTTGGAAGAATCCCGTTGATATTCAATCCAGCCATGTGCGCACCCCGACAATAAATTCACAATAATGTATCACAACTCGATATATCAGCATCGCGCCCACGCCAGAGGCGCCGGCTTTATCTCACGGCGCACGGCGGTCACTGCTCGACCATACACGGCTCCCCCATCGTGCTGCAGGCACGCGTACTGGAGTCCGTCCGCATAATCCGACCACGGATGGCTCTTCTCCGGCACGTCGTCCTGCACGCCCTTGGCGTTGACCTTGTACCGGTACTTCCCCGCCAGCGCCTTTATCATCTCCATCTCGCTCTGGTTTACCAGCAGTGCCGACTGTCCATCGACCGTCCGGGTCATGTAGTTCTCGACTACAGCCAGCCGGGCGGCAAGGGCGTTCGTCGGTGCCGCCTTCACTACAAACCCTTCCGCCTTGTAAATATCCGCGACGGTGCGTTCGTCGGTCTGCGCCCGCTGGAACGCCGCCGGGTCAAGGACGATCACCGCCCGCCTGCCGGGAAACTCCGCAGCCAGCGTCGGCTTCAGCTTCTCCCGTATGAACCGTAGTGCGCCCATCCCGCTGTCCGTCCCGGTGATCGCCTTGTGCACCAGCACCCGACCGTTGTACGTCTGCTGCGTAATGACCGCCGTCGGGTTCAGCCCGGCATCGACGCCGACAACCAACGTACTCGACTGCACGATCAACGGCGTCTTGGCGACGTGCGTATCCCGGTCGAAGCATCGGAACACCGGCATCCCCGACAGCGACTTGCCCCACTTGCCATGTACGTAGACGTCGATCCATTCTTCGGTCTTCCCCACGATAATGTCTTCGTAGTACCCGCTCGGCAGGTGCTGTACCCAGTCCGCCTCCGGCGACAGGCCGCTGGGCTGGATCGTGACGTGGCAGTTCTCTTCCGGGTTCGACAGGTACTGCTCCCAGAACGTGTCCCGGTCTGGCGGGTTCGTCGCCCCCCATACCTTCTTCATCTGCTGCCCGGCATCATTCACACACCCTTGGATCGGGTTGCCCTTGTCGTCGTAGCCCCACTCCGGTCGATGCGGCACCATCATCCCGTCGGGGTACCGTCCGAGGCGGCTTGTGAGCTGGTTGAACACGTCCGGGTTAATTTCTCGGAACTCGTCCAGCATGCCGAACGACAACTGGAGGGAGAGTAGCCGCCGCACGTCGTCGGCATCATCCAACCCCCGAAACAATACTTCACACTCGACGCCATCCAGCTTCAGCAGGAACTTCGAGTCTGTTTTGAACAATATCCCGGCGTCGCCACTAGGGAACCACTTCAGGAAGTCCGGTATGGTAGTGTCCCACAACATCTGACGGGTGTTCCGCACCACCACGCAACGACTGCGGCGCACCCCGTCGCGGCAGGGGGCCATCCGGGAGGCTTCGTACGCGATTTTGACGATGGAGGCCGTTGTTTTGGTGCTCCCCACGGGGCCGACGATGAAGTTCTGGAACTTGTCGCTGACGAGGAACGGCTCCACGGAGGGCGACGGGGTGTACTCGATGGCGCTCACAGGGACGCCAACATGTCGGCGGTGCAATTCCCTGACTTTTCCGGGAGCAGCATGTACGACGGCAGCTCTCCGACATCCAGCACCTCAATTTCGGTGTTTTGCAGGGTTTGCGTCGAGGAATTGAGGTTGATAACCAGCTTGAAGCCGGCACCGCGCGGTTCCTGCTGTTTTTCGACCCCCACCAGCTTGGAAAACCGGTCGTAAATCTCACCGACAACGCGCAGTGGGGTCGTTGGGTCGGTCAGATGGTCATTCATCAGGTTGACGGCATATTCCAGACCGCACGCGGCCTTCAGTTTGGCGTCTCGTAGCGCCGATTCGGCCTCGGCAGGGGTGGGGATTGGGGCGCTCATGCGACTTTTTACATCCGTTGTCGGGGGGAGTCAAGGGGGTGCGCGCCCCGCCGGGCGTTGTTGCGGGGCGTATGGGGTATAAATCTGGCTTATAGTTGAAATTTGACCTTGTCGTGCGCGGGATACTTAACCCCCCACCCCGACCCCTCCCCCCTTTGTCCGCATGGGGGTGGCGTCGCCTCGTACCCTTGCTATCTTCGCACAGAGCCACACCGCGTAACGCGGTGTAACCGCAAACCACGGAATTCTGTGCCGAACGCTCATCTACTATTGAGGGGGTGCATGGATAGCCGTGCAGCCTGACTCAATACCACACCGCGTTACGCGGTGACACTTACTGAGGAACAATACCATGACTAAGCAAAGCAAAACCGCCGCCACCGACTACGCCACCCTCGCGGTTGCATGGAAACTCGTTGTAGCGAATAGCGCGAAGAAAACCGCAGCGGTTGCCGCGGTAAGTTCGGCCTACGAAATGGTGGCCACCGAAGTTGTCGCGCTTGCCGTGTCGCAAGGCGTGCGTACCGGCCCCGCGACTGACCTGTTCCTGCACCAGTGCAAGGTCGCGCTGCTGCAAGGTGCCGAGGAAACGACGCAGTTCTCTAGCATGTGGGAACGCGCAGTCAAGGCATCGTTTGCGCTCGACGGTTCGCCGTTGGTGGTGAGCACCAAGCGCAAGGCAGATCAGGAAAAAACGAAGGCTGCACGTCAGGCTCAGGCCGCGAGTAAGATGGTCGAAGCGGGCGTCAAGCAAGCGCCAGCAAAGGCGGCGATTGTCGCGGCGTTGAACGCAGATACTACGGGCGTTCTTACGCTGAATCTGCTCAAAGCGCTTGAGGCAATGAAGGGGGGCGTGCTGATCGTACGCATGGCGAAGGTCGAAGCCGAGAAGCCCGCTGCCAAGCCCGCCGCCGTGGTTGCCAAGATCGCACCGAAGCCGCGCACCCCACGCGCCAAGGCCGCCTAAGCACCACGCGCCCCACAGACCCCGCCCGCAAGGGCGGGGTTTTTGTCGTCTGCATTCCGGCTGTAAGGCAGGATTTAACACATTTATAGCATATAAATGGCTTACACTAAGCGATTTACAGGCACACCGCGTAACGCGGTGTAAGCCATTTATAGTGTTGTTTCCGCCACGTATAAGAAACTTATAGCACGCTTATACCCCGGCAAAACACCAGTCATCCCGCCAATGGACGACACGGGCGGCGCGAGCCGCGAACCGCTATAAGGACTTATACAGTATAAAACACAGTAGTATAAAGTTACTGTAAGCGGTTTATGTACGTTTCGGCATGGGTATAAACGCTATAACATGTACTTTATGTACATTTCCGTTCGTCAAACGTGTTATTCTTCGGCGAAACGACACGCCCAGTCTGTGCGCCTTCCGGCACTGTTCTTCTATATATATATATTTTATGTATAGTAAAAATAGATATATCTACGTGTACACATCCGGAAGTTGACGTGCACGTCAACGTGTACACACGAGAGAGACGATTCTTATTTTTAGGAATAAGCGATTTCCAACACACTACACCCCTCCAGCCCTTTGTTTATGCGGGTCTTGTAAAGTGTTTAGCAAAGTTGCAACAAATCAACTACACCCCGCCAGCCCTTTATCCGTGCGGGTTTCGCAATATGCACCTTTAAGTCGGGTTCGTGCGCTTCCCGAAAACAGCGTACATAAATGCCTTATAGGAGATTTATATGGCTTCTGCAGGTTACAGCAAACTCGCGGATGTTGCCGCACAACTAAAGCGCAGCCAGCCCTGCGTGTTGGGTTACATCAAATCCGGTCGTCTGTCTGCTGACAAGGGGAACGACGGCCATTGGTACATTAGCGACACCAGCGTGCAGGCGTTCATACGCCAGCGCGATCTGGCGACAGGCGCGCGTGCGCTCAAGGAAGTCGACGCACAGAACGAACGCCTCGACGCACTCGAAGCAAAGGTAGAAAAACTCACTGCCGGTATGAAAATCATGCTGGCCCACATGAAAGGGGAAGCCAAATAACACCAACCAGACACCGCGTAACGCGGTGTCGCTGGTCACGCAGTTCTCTGCTGCGTCTGATGATGGCAAAAACGTCCGTCCGCGTACCGCGTCCGGCAACATGCCGAAACCAGCAACTCACACTACTGAAAGGAATCAAAATGTCACGCACCAACACCCGCCCCCTGCGTAACGTCAAGCACGTGGGGTCCATCGCCCGGATGCAGTCTGCCATCGCGGCCCACCTCCGCGACCTCGGCACCAGTCACCACTCCACCACGCCGCAACGCTTCAGCCCGCAGCGCACCAGCAACCCGGCAGTCGCCGAAGAATGGGAGGCACGGGTCGCCGCTCTCCATGCCAAGGTGGCGATCTTCCGCAAGTCGGACAGCGCCCCCAAGCGCCTGTCCTCGAAGTTTGACCCTGCGCCCGTGGCGGCGTTCGACCGCACCGCTCTCAGTCTCGCCCTCGTGTACGGGACCCCGGCGTACGAAATCGTCCGCCACCCGGACCGCTCCGTCACTGTCTGGTATCACCCTGAAGGACAGGCTGACCAGCAAAGCACCTGCGCGCACGCAGGCGGGGCGAACGCAGCGAAGGTGATACCCGACCTCAAGCGTGAGGCGTTCGAGGCGTACAGCGCGATTGTGCACGAGTTCTGAGGGGGTGGCATGATGAAATCGACCCCGAAGTCCTGCTCGTGCGGCCACTGCAGGGCGGCTAAACGCTGCAATGCAGGGAAGACCGTGCTCAAGCTGTTCGAGCGCGCCTTCCGCCACCGGAGCAAGCAGTGCCTTACCCAAGGCGGAGAGCTGCTCGCCCCCGCGCCCAAGACCGCCCGTTTAGGGTAACACCCGCAACACCCAGCCAGTGTGACCGGATGTCACACTGGCGTAACCCGTTCACTTACTGGAGAAACACCATGAACACGTCCCTTGAAGCAATGACCTTCCGTTCTTCCCTCGAAGCGCACCAAGTCGCTATGAAATTCGTCATCCTTAACGCACCCGACAACAAGAGCGTGACAGCGGCGTGGCGAGCGCTCCACGCAAGCTACGGCACCTCGACTGCCGACTTCTTCTACGAACTCAGCGGTGCCTTCGACGAATTGGGCGACAAAGCGCATTGGGCGCGCTACGACGCGCGTACCGCAGCGAAGGCCAATGCGCTGACCTCTCGTAAGGACTTCTACGAAGCGGTACGCGACTGGGCGCAGGCGTGCTTCGACATGACGCAACAGTCATCGCCCGAAAAGCCCGAGTTGGATTTCACCGACGAGCCGCAGGACGCGGGGCAGATGTGGGAAGTGTGCGGCGACCCACACCGCGCACTGTTTCACTACAAAGACCACGCAGCGCGTTGGGCGCGTGAGCAGTTCCCGCACGAAAGTGTTGCCAAACGGTACGCACGAGTCCAGTACCGCACCATTTTGAAGTTCAACTAACTGGAGAAACACCATGAAACACCACACAAGCCCCATGCCGTTTTTCTTTTCCCTTGCCGTGGCTCTCGCCGTCGGCGTCACTTACTTCATCTAGGAGAAACACATGTATCGAGATTTGAGCCTCCGCAGTTTCGAACTGCGGACTAACCTGTCACGCCTGTTCATCAACTTCGACGTCGAAGTTGAGGTGAACACCGATAACAGAACAGCAGCGCGGTACTACATAGGGCTGGTTCCATACACCATATGGCACCCCTTCGGCCCATCGGTTGTACTTTTGTTAGTCCGCGGTTACGATGACGTCTCCGAGTACCTGCGCACCCTAAAGTACTCCCGCGATTGTGACGCGCAGTATGACCGGGCGGAAGCCCACCGGCACCACTACAACCGTCTTGTGCAGCGCGCACAGCAGCGACTCCGCGACCGGCTGTTGTTTGCCGACGCGCATACGAGAAAATTCGACCCGACGGCGGTCGGACAGTGGGCGAAGCAGCACTACTACGCGTGTCGCCGCTCTTTGCCGGACAGTTTCAAGACCACTGCCGAGCTAGTGCGTAAAATCGTGCGGGCCGAACGGGCGACGGACTACGCCGCGATCCGGGAGGGGAAGAATGAACTGCTCGGCAAGTACGTTGCCGGAAACGTGATGGATCTCATCAGCAACGTAATGGCTAAAAAGTGGGGCAACCTGCTTGATGCGGTACGCACTGCGGGCGACAGGTTAACGCACGGATACTGGGAACGCCCCGTGTGGCACAGCTATTTGCCGGATAACTACCCGCAGCATTTCGCGCACGCCGCGAAAGAAACGCCCGGAAATATCGCGTTCTATCCGGACGCGATAAAGATGGAGGCGGACAAGCTGACATCAATGAAGGCCGGGCGATACTTGGCGCAGTTCTACGGGGGCGTTCTCTCCGAGAACGAGATCAAGGAGTGGGCGAACAAGCAACAGTCATCGACAACGCCCGCGGTGCTGAAGTTCATATCAAACACCGACCCGGACGGGTGGGTATGGGTGTACGAAAATACATACCCGAGCTGTATGAGGTACAACCGGAGCAATAGGTACCTCAACGTCGGCGCATGCGGGGAACGCCATCCTGTGCGGGCGTACGCGCACCCGGACAACGCTCTGGCGCTGGCGTACATCATGTGCATCGGGAAGGCAGAGGATCGCACCCACTTCAGCACCCGCGACGAGTACGTCATCGCTGCGCGAACCATCGTCAACACGGACGCAAATACGTACTTGCGCATCTACGCACCGGACGAACGCAGCGCAACGGCACTCAAAACCGCGTTGGAAGCCGAAGGGTACACCCAAAGCGACTCCACCCTGTACGAGCAGGTGCTGCAGCGCATGGAGATAGACGATGGCATATTGTGCCCGTACCTCGACGGAAATTACGGAAACGTAGAGGCAACATCGACCGGACTTGTCGTCGGCGAGAAAGGCATCGGGGGGCAGAATTCGTCCGGGATATTGAGTGGCGAAGAAGAAGACGAAGACGAAAACGAAGATCGCCGGTACTGTTCCACTTGCGGTGAGTACTACGACGCGGATGAAGGAGGATACGTCGAATCCTCCGGCGAGTGGGTGTGCGACAATTGTCTCCGCGACTACTATGTCAAAGCCATCGGGTTCAGGGGGAGTAGGGAACTGTACCACCACGACGACAGGGACCTCATATACTCCGAGTACGACAGCACATACTACGTGTTTGAATTCCTTGACGACAACAACCGGGGGATGGACGACTATGGGGCGATCTACCCGCTCGACCAGCTCGTCGAGACGAGCTGGGGTATGCGACACGTCGACGATACGGTTCGGCTGACGTACGAGTACAACGACTATGAGTACGCAGTACGCACCGATGCGTACAAACTGCCGAACGGCGAGTGGTGCCACGTCAACGACGTCGATACGATAGCCGCGCACGAAACCGACGACGAAGCCGCTTAACTTACTAAGGAGAAATAGCATGACCAAAATCAACCCGAAGTTCCAGACGCGCACCAAAGGCACGCTCTCCATCAAGGAGTTTGTCAAACCGCAGGTCGCCCCCATTGCCGTGAACTACATGCATGGGTATGAACACTTGCCGGAAGACATAAAGGAGCTGGTGCGCATCCATACGTTCAAGCGTCCGCACGGCAGCGGTGCCGTCGACCAGTTCGTTCAGCAGTTTCTGATCGAGCCGTTCACCAACAATAGTAGCCGACCCAGCGTCCACGTACACACTCGGCGCAGCAAAGACGGCGTGCCGCTGGCCGTAGTGATTACGACCGACGTGACGAGCCGAACGCTGTTCTCGGCACACGTCGACACGGTGCACCGCACTGCAGGGAGGCAGAGCGTCGAGTACGACCACGAGATGGGCATCATGCTGAAAACGCAGAACGCCGGCGCGACGGACAACGATTGCCTCGGCGCGGACGACGGCGCAGGGGTGTGGGTGCTGTTGCAGATGATCCGCGCCGATATCCCCGGCACGTACGCGTTTCACTACGGGGAAGAAGTAGGCGGCATCGGGTCCTCGACGATTGCTAGGGAGCACACCGCATGGCTGGCGCAGTTCGACCGCGCCATCGCCGTAGATCGCAAGGGTACGGAGGACGTCATCACGCACCAAGGGTGGGGCCGCTGCTGTTCTGATGCGTTCGCCAAGGCACTCGCCGAACAGCTCAATGCGTATGGGCACGCCTTCAAACCAAGTAACGGCGGTGTGTTCACCGACACAGCGAACTACACAGACGACATCCCTGAATGCACCAACCTGTCGTGCGGGTACGACGCGCAGCATACCCCGCACGAAAACCTCGACGTCGAGTTCCTCATTCGCCTCAAGGACGCGATGATCGAAGTCGACTGGGAATCTCTCCCGACGGTGCGCAGGGCTGGCGATACCGAGTCCCTGTACTCGGCGTATGGTGGGTATGGGTCGAACTTCGGCACGTACCGTCGCGCGCCCATCGAGAAGTACACCCCGGAAGAAGTCGATGGGGCTGAGGAGCTGGACCGGCTGGCTGTGATGTCGACGGAAGCCATCAAGGGGTGGGTACTGCGGACACCCGCAGCCGAGATAGCCAAGACGCTCGCCTTCGCTATCGATCGCATCTACGAACTGGAGGACGCAGTAGCGACCTTGACCGAAGATCTCGACTACTACACCGTGTTGGAGGAGAACGAGAAGATGCGCGGCGGTGACGACGACTTCGACGACGGGAAAGGAATAGACCAATGGTAGATCGAACGAATGACATTCTCACCCTGCAGCAGCAGACCCTCGACCGGGTCACGCGGGTCGAGACACGCCTCGTACAGTTGATGACGTTCGTCGGGGCCGACCCATCGGTGCGCTACGGAGCACCACAACCGAAGAAGGAGCTTGCACATGCTGAAACTGAGACGGGGCGCGCTGGTAATACCAGTCATCAACGCCCTTGACGCCGTTCACGCAGTGCTGCATGAGGTAACGACCGGAACACTGGACGCCGACGGCCATGAAGCTGTCGCTGCGGACTCCGTCCTGTCGTTCCTCGTGCTCCACCTGCGCGAGCGCACCTGCGAAGTACCGGAAGAACTGGACGACCACATGGACGTCCTTGGCGAATACATGGAGATACCGAAATGAACGAAAAACGCGACGAACTGATGGTGCACTGCCGAGAAATGCTGCGCGCGGCAGACGTTTCTGCAAACAGCAAGACGGGCAAGGCAATGGTACACGCCTTCTGGGTCGGAGTGATTCGGGCAACTCCGGACGTGTCGCACGCGTACACCACCGCCTGCCTGATGGCAGGACGTTACAACGAACTTGTGACCTGATGTCACAGTTGAGTAAGTCGTTGAACATTCCGGCAAACTAACCTAACATGTAACTACCTGAAAGGAGGACGCTATGTCTATACGTGAAGTACTTGGTTTGCCGGCCAACACCAACCTAAAAGCCCACCGCACATACCGTATTTGGAACAGCATGAAATGCAGAACCACAAAGAAGTGGCACCATGCGTACGATAAATATCAAATGTTAGGGGCAACTATTGACATACATTGGTTGGGTAAGTGTGGGTTTCTAAATTTCCTTAACGACATGGGACACCCCCCAAGCAGCAAGCACAGTATTGAACGGGCGGATAACCACGGGCCTTACACAAAGGCCAACTGTATGTGGGCTTTACAAGAGCAGCAGAACCGTAACAAAAGTAACTGCCACTATGTGCAAACCCCGCAGGGGAGAATGACCGCATCCGAAGCTGCGCGCCTTTTTAACTTGTCGCCACACGTTGTGCTAAGTCGCATACGCCGTGGCTGGCCTAATCACCTACTACTCATACCAACGGACAGACCTATCCGAAATCTTAAAGGACTTCAAAATGCATGAACTTGAAAAACTGGAAGACGGCACGTTCTCTGTATTGCGCGCCAACGATTCACCGGCCCACTGGCACGGGCTGGAAACCATCATACCCGCCGACGCCCCGTTCGATACTTGGCGTGACAACCAAGTGTTCAACTGGGCGATCAAACGCGCGAAGGTACGTTTCGCAATCGACCGCGAGGGTACCTTGCCGATAGTCGCCATGCCGGAGCAGCACGTTCTGTTCCGATCCGATAACAACAAACCGCTGTCCGTCGTGTCGGAAGACTACCATGTTGTGCAGCCTTTGCAGGTGCTGGACTTCTTCAAAGACTTCTGCGAGAAAAACCATCTGACGATGGACACTGCGGGGTACATCCGTGGCGGAGTCAAGTTTTGGGCGCTGGCCCGCACGGGCAACGAGTTTGTCGTCGGGGACAAGGATGTAGTCAAGCAGTACATCCTCCTCGCGTCGAGCTGCGACTCCAGCATGGCGACTATCGGCAAGCACACCAGCCTGCGTGTTGTGTGCAGCAACACCTTCCATGCCAGCATCAACAACGGAGAATCTGCTGTCAAAGTACGCCACAGCAGAGAGTTCTCCGATACGGAGATGGCGATCAACCTCGGGCTGATGGAGGATGAGTTCGGGCAGATGGCAGAGCTGGCGAACGAGATGCATGACTTCCGCCTGTCCATACCTGATGCAGTAGTGTGGTTCGCCGAGCTGGTCAGCGGAAGGGTGGGGCTGGACCCCGAAGACGCCGCTGAAGTGGCCAACAAGTCGCGCGTGTTCACTTCTCTATGGGACAGCTACCTGAAGGCTCCCGGAGCAGCGTTTTCTCTGTGGGGGGCGTTCAATGCCGTGACGCACAACGTCGATTGGGTCAAAGGTCGGTCGCCGAGCACCCGGTTTGACGCCGCGCAGTTCGGAGCGGGGGCCGCTTTGAAACAGAAGGCGTGGGAAAAAGCGGTCGACGCGATCGAGGCCGCACGAACGCCGTTCGAGGTAGTGAACATCGCATCGCTATAGCAGCGCCAACCGGGACACCGCGTTACGCGGTGTCCATTTTTCTTGACAGGAAAATTTTCCTGTACCAAACTTGTACACTTTAGGGATGACAAGATGACACGACAAGAATTGCTCGACTTCATGTCTGGCAGCGACGGCGCAACTAATAACGAGATCGCCGCACGGTTTTCTGTATCGCCCGCGTACGCAGCAACGCGTACCAAGCAGTTGTTCGATACGGGGTACACCACCCGCGTGGAAATAGCGCGGACGGTATCCAACCATCCGATCTACAAGAACCGGGTAAAGACGTCGGTATCCCCCGACATGACCAAGAAAGAACGGCTCCAAGCAGAGTCGCCGGTAAGAGAACGGTTGGATAACGGCGGGATAAGCGGCATGATTCAGGGATTGGCTGACGCCATCGCAAAGCAGATAGCCGCCAGCGTGGTTGTCAGCCTGCAAGAATCCCTCGCACGAGAGATGGCATCCGTTGTGCCGCAACACGTGCCGCCGGCAAAGCAGCTCACGCTCAACCTCGGCAACCTACCGCCGGAGCCACCAGTCACCAAGCCAACCGTCGGCATCGTCGGCCTGCTGCCGGTGCAAGAGGAAGCAATCAGCGCCGAGTTCGGGGGTGTGTTCGACTTACGCTACTGGAAAGAAGGTAGCGTTGCCGCACTCAAGGCGCTGGCCCGAGCGAGCGAGCTTGTGCTGGTAACCAAGTGGTGCGCACACAGCGCGACGGAGACACTCAAGAGCGTCGGAGTTAAGTGGCGCTTCGTAGATGGCGGGCTAACTGAGCTGAAGTCAATGCTCACGGCTCTTTGTGTGGAGAACTGAGATGAACGCCCGAGAATTTGCTGCCGCACACGACCGCTGGCTCGAACCGCCGGAAGACGCGCCGGAGGATGACGGCGACCCTGACCATAGGCATGATCGGCAGAGGCAGCTACAACTGGAGATCGAGGAGTATCAGGCGGAAGTGCTACGCCAACGGCAGGAGTGCGAAGAATGATCTACGACAGGAGGAACGATAGGCGCGAGAACATGGTCGGGGTAACGAGCCCAACCAAGCTCTGCTCGGAGTGCAGACACATCAAGGCCCTTGCCGGGGGCAAGTTCAAACGCGGCACGAGCAGGCACAATCCCGGACGCTGGCTCTGCGCCGCGTGCAAAGAAAAGGAGGAAGCGAAATGAACAAAAAGAAACCCCAGAGTAACCTAGAAACGGCCAGGAGGCTAATAGAGGAAGCGTACTTTGCTCTACCCGACTATTCAGACGGGAGGAACGATGTGCTAAGTGAATCCCTACGGCTCTGGCTACTTGCGTACGACTGCGCTGCATTCAAAGAAACGGAGGAAGTGAAATGACCGACACGTACCACGCAATAGAAGGAACAGCAGTTTGCGCACGCCGCAGAAACGCCGGCTTAGCCAGCACACTGAAGCCGGAAGAGCAGGCCGAATTGGCCAAGATTGAAGCCGAGTGGGAAAAGTTTAATAAGCGCCCCGAGCCGGCTTTCGGAGCGGCCCTTCCCGCAGTGCTGCGCCGCCCGCAACGGTTCCAGAACTACGATCCATGGCCGCAGGTCCCATTTGCGGAAGACGATGAGCAGCGCTCAATGACCATGCTAGCGGCTGTACTGTACGGCGCTTGTTGGCTGCTAGCCATCGTGGCACTCGTCGTTGCCAACTGGAGGAGCTGATGCGCGACTCGACAAAGAACGACTACATCTTCCTGCAAGTCGCCGAAGATGGTGAGTGGGAAGGCGAAGTGACATGGTGCCAACACCGCATTCACGAAGAGGATGTGAAGTATATACGGGCCGATCTTGCGGATCATAAACTAGCCGCAGTACCGGAATGGCAACCGATTGAGACTGCGCCGAAGGACGGCAGAAACATGCTGCTCTTCGGGCGCTGGTGGTCTGACGAACAAGGGCGTATGAAAGAGCCGTTGATTGGGCAATGGAATACTGCACGTGACCGCTGGGAGTTTGCAAACGCCGAGGGATGGTGGGGAATTCGACCCGGGTGGTGGATGCCACTACCGGACACGCCTTCTAAGAGCGATATAACCGGCCCGCTCCAGCGGGTCCGGTTGATCGAAAAGTTAGGGGACGGTGAAAATATCTCTTGACATTGTTTGAT